ATGTTGTAAACCCCATTGAATGACTTATCCAATCCGCCGTTCACACTGCTGATTTGCACCTTAGTTCCGATGGTGTAGCCGTGCGCGGCAGAGGTCGTCACCGTGGTGACATTCGCCGCACGCACAAAGCCCCCAGTGGTGATTCCCTTCTTGGGACTGACTTGGTTGCCGTAGATCATCAGCCGCTCAAGGAGCGCGTTGGCATCCTGCAGCTGCACGTCGGTTGTCGTCCCCTGCCCAGAGCCGTTGATTGAGGCGTCGAGCGAGAGGATGCTGCCAGTGAAGTACACGTCGGACTTGTCAAGTGCAGGTGTTGCACCAGTGTTCGCCTTGATGAGCCGAATCCGAGTCTGGTCAGGAATCAGGTTGAACCACGGCCCATCGCTCGGCGTATCGTCCTGGTTGATTGTGACGCCGAAGGTCACCCCAGAGCCATCGCCAGAAGCGCTCATTGAGATCGAGTCAAGATCAACATAGAGCGCCGCCTGACGCGCTGCCGCGCTGTAGTCAATCAGTGGCGACATTAGGTCGTAGGCAATGAATGCCGCCGTAGTGTCAGCGGTACCGGCAGAGCCAGCGGCGGTGAACGTGAAGGTCGTGCCAGAGGTCACAGTCACGGAATAGACGCCATTCATCGAGGTGCCTGCAGTGCCAAGAGCGCTACCCAACTGAACGTAGGCTCCAGTCACCACTGCGTGCGGAGTCGTGGTCGTGACGGTGACGGTTGATGAAACCCTAACGGCTGACGCGATAGGCGTCAGGTCCATCCATAGTTGAAATGGCGCGGTCGCCATTTATGGGCGCCTCTTTGAGAGCCTTGTTCTTCCTGTGGCTGTCGCTGTCTGACCGAGTTGCGTGTTCACACTTGAGGTCGCGTCGCGTCCAAAGGTGATTGAGTTATTCACCTGAAGATACGAAGAGCCGCCTCCGCCTCCAGCGCCGCCGCCCCTGATCGGCGCCCCTGTCGCTCGTGGGCCTCCCGTGTAGCCTGCGCCAGCAGCAGCCGCGTCAAGTCTTTGCATCTTGGGTCCGCCGCCGATTCCGATGAACTTTAGTCCAGCGACGATGGCGTCAATGACAATCTTGATTGCTTCAAGTGCCAACTTCAGAGGAGTCAGCGCAATGGTCAAGACGTTGATGGAGCCTTCTCCAGTGTCAAAGATGGCGAACAGTTCACTGAATGAATCAAAGAGTGGTCGGACATAGTTGTCCAAGATGTCGGTGAAGATAGGTCCGAGGTCTTCCATTAGTCGCTCAAAGGCAGGCAGAGCCGTCTCGGTCAGGAAGGCAAGGGCCTCATTGACCACTGGCAGTAACTTGGAGCCGAAGGTCTCAATGGCCTCGTTGAAGCGAATCTGCGCTGCGGCGAACTTGCCGCTCGTGCTGTTGGCGACCTCTTCAGCCACGCCGAGATACTTCTCGTCGGCGGCTCGCAGGATGTCCTTGAGTTTCGCGCCCTTCTCAACCTCGATGCCGAGTTGCATCAAGCCGCGCGTGCTTCCGAGTGCGCCTCGTCCGATGGCTAGCATCACGGTGCTTAGGTCCTTGCCAGTTGCTGCGGCAATGTTCGCGGCAACTGCGTTCGCCCTGAGTAGGTTCTCCTGATTCTTGAAGAATCGGCTTCCGATTTCTAGACCATCTCGCACCTGGTCGTCCGTGAATCCGAGGCGAGCCATCGCCTTGATCTGCTCGTCAATCTTTGGCGAGAGTTGATCTAGCTGGAAGCCGCGCGCCTTGAGCGCCGCGTTTAGTCGGATTGTGGCTTTCTCATCCTCCGCTGCGGCCATCACCGCATTGGCTGCGAAGGCTACGAGAGCGGCTCCTGCTGCGATTGCCGCTGCGCCGATTGCCCTGAACGCTGTGCCGGCAGTGCGCTGAAGATTGCCCATCGCCTTGCCGATGTTGCCCATCGGCTTGGTCGCGGCGTCCTTTGCCGCGATGACGAAGTTCGCTGAGCGGTCAGACCCGAATGCCATTTCTCACCTTCTCTTGAACCGCAGGATCGTCCTGCGGAATGCTTCGTTGTTGAAGAATGATTCTACCGTCTTCGCCATCGCTTCCATCGCGGTCTTCTGATGCGCCTCGTTCTTAGAGACGCGCGTCACGAATGGGTTTGCTGGAACTGCCTTGACTGCCTTCGCTCCGTTCTTGGTCTGGCGCACGCCGCTGATCCCAGAGGTCACAAACCAGCGATACCACGCTCCACCACTACCACCGTCTCGGCTGCGTCCAGCCCTCGGACCGACCACCGCCGCTGGTGTGCCGAAGCGTGCGCGGCGTGCCGTGACGGACTTGCGGAGTCTGCCTGGCGACTTCGTGGTCTTTCCGACTGGAGCCTCGGCTCGCATCGGCTTGACCATCGTGCGCGCAGCGTTCAGCGTGGCAATGCTCAGGAGGCGCTTGTAGGCGCCAGGGTTCGCCCCTTCAAGGAAGCCGAGCTGCAACGCCTTGTAGTTCGAGTCCACGTTGAAGGAGATTGTCAGTCGGTCAAGCGAGTTAGCGGCCACTGTTCTCCTTTGGCTGAAGGTCGGACATTAGAGCCAGTGTACGAGTGAAGTCTCCTGCGTCCCACTCCAGAACCTCGTGCGGTGGGATGTGGAACTTCTCACCGATCAGGTGCGCTGCAATGAGTGGATGCGGCGAGAGAGTCCGACCCGCCGCCAGCCGCTGAGCGTCGAGCCTTATCGAGGGGGGAGTGCTGCTACCGCATCGCTCCACTTCGTGATCGCGTCGCTCAGTGCGTCCATCGGTGCGTCAAGCACGTCTGTCGCCGGTGCGCCATCGTCTGTCAGGAAGTTATGCGTGATCACGAGCTTCTGCAGTGCGTTTAGTGCGCGCTCGGCGCTTCCGCTTTGCAGCTCAATGAAGACGCGAGCAGGGACGCCCTCTGCCTTCATCGTGGCTGTCCAGCCGTCAAACGGCGCGGACAGGGTGATCTCAACGGTGCGGAACTGTGGCTTGCTCTGGCTCATCTAGCCTCCTCCTCTGCTACTAGGTTGAACTTACGGCAACGCCGCCAAGTCGCTGTTCACCACGATGCGAAGGCTCTTCGCGCTCACCGTGTCGTAGACCAGCGTTCCAGTCACGGCCATCGTGGTCAGACCATCTTCGGCGCCAGCCATCTGCTGAACTTCCGTTGGGACGATCATCGCAAGGATGTGTGCCGAGTAGGTGCCGTTGCTCCACGTCAGTCGCACGCCCTTCGGGGTCGCTGCCTGATACGCGTCGTACCACGTCGAGACTGCGCTCGCCGTGCTGCTCACCGTCATCGTCAGCGTGCCGCTGAATGGGTTGCTCTCGCTATGCGTGCTGAATACGGTCGTGCCTGCGAGGTACGACTGGCGCGTGATCCCTGCGTTGAACTCCAGTGAGAAGTCGAGCAGGTACTCGTACGCCGTTCCGTCAGCCGTGCCTGGGAAGGTCGAGCCGTGCTGGAAAGCGTTCCAGAGGCGTCCCGCCATAAACGGAGAAGTCGGTGTGCCTTCGGCAAGCGTCGCGCTGTTCTTGGCGATCTGCTGCGCGAAGAGGTTCGCGCTCAGGTTCGTCAGTCCGCTGCGGTCAGCGGCGATCGTGATTGACTCAGCCAAGCAGTAGTTCGCCGCGTATGCCTGCGTGCCGTCCGTTGCGATCAAGGTGTAGGACGTAGGCGAGTTCGCCGCTGTCATCGAGTAGTCGTAGTCCCACTCGTATGGCGCAGCCGTGCCTGAAGGCGTATCGGTGCGCGTCATTGAGAGCCAGAGTGGAAGTTCGCCGACGCTCACGGCAGGCACGCTCGCGCTGAGTGTTGGCTCAACGGAGACGATCGTGCCGGTGGAGCCGATGAGCGGGTTGCGAAGTGCAACGGATCGCTCGGTGCCAAGTTCAATCGTTGTGCCGTTGCTGATCACGCCAGTTGGCGTCACGAGCAGCTTGCGGCCGCCGCTGGTCAGCGTCGGGATGGTTCCAGGCGTCGCCTCCTTGAAGGCGACCAACTTGCTGAACAGTACGTTCCCTGCGGATGCGGCTGGCATTAGTCGTTCTCCTTGTCTTCAGCCGCAGTCGCGGCACGCTTGGCGATTCCTGCTGCGATCCAAGCCTCTGCCTGAACCACAGGTGCGCTGATGATACTACCGTCGGCAGGCAGACCAGCCACGAACTCTCCCTGTGGGATTGAGCCTGGCACGAACTGCACGTCAATGTGGCTGATGACTGGATAGCTCAGAGGCTTCTTTAGGTCAGGCACTGGTTGCGATTGCCTCCACGCTTGAGACTTCAACCGTCGCGGTGATCGTCAGGAAGTCCTGGTCGCCCCACGTGTCGGTGCCGATGTTGGTGGAGGTCACGCTTGCCTGCGCCACGGCGTCCGTGCCGTTCAGCGTCACGCCGTCAATCAGGCTGTCGCGCAGCCAAGTGCGCCACGTCATCAGGTCTGAATACTTGCGGCCGAGGTCAGCCTGCGGCTGGATGTAGATGACCACGTTCAGCGTCAGCGCGATCTGCCGATTGCTTGCGCCGTAACCGATGGAGTCATCGCCTGGGATGATCACCGCCGCTGGGACGACTGCAAGATTGTCAGGTGGGAATGCGTGAACGGTGCGAAGCACGTAGCCAGTTGGTGGCGTCTTCGCCGTCAAGTGCGCGGCGAGTCCACCGATGATCGTTCGGTCGTCAAAGCTCATCGAGCCAGACCTTCACGTCGTCGGTATGCCTCAAGCAGCACTTGCGCTTCAGGGTGAAGCGCACGCGACTGGCGAAGGATGCCGCCGAGGTCTTGCGAGCCGATCACGCCGAACGGCGAGGTGCGCGAGGACCAGACTGCGCCGGCTTGAATGATTGCGGCTTGCTTGACGGCGCTTGGCACGGACGGCCATCCGAAGACGCCGACCACCTTGACGCCGCGATAGACGTCGCGCGGGAAGTTGCGCGGCCACGTCACCGACACGTCAATCTCGTTATACGGCCAGCCGTCTAGAGCTGCGTTGCCTGGCGCGAGGTTGTAGTCGGTGCCTGCGGTCCACGTTGTCTCGTAGGTGCCGTTCGCATCGTCGTCTGTCGTCAGCGTCGTGACGCTCACGAGGTCGTCCACGAGGACGTACTGGTAGTCCGTTGCCGTGTAGTAGCGAGTCTCGGTCGCGGTGCCGAATCCGTTCTTGCGGTCGGTGTACAGGTCAATCAACGCGTCGGTTGCATCGAGTACGGACTGAAGCGCGCCGTCATCCGTCGTATCGGCAGTGCCGATTCCGATTGCGCTCTTGAACTCTGCGAGTGATGCGTATGACATTTAGATGCCTCCGACTGACAGGACGGTCAGGATTTGACCATCGTTCTCGGCGATAGCATAGAGCGTCTGCCGCTCCATCAGCCGGATTTGCACGTGTTCGCCTTTGCGTAGCACAAAGCCATTGGCAAGCGTCACGTCTGAAGCGCCAACCAACACGTCCTTTGAGTTGCCAGCAAGTGCGTGAAGGTGAACCTCGGTGCCGGCAACGCGAGCCTCGACAACGCTGGCAGCCGCAGTCCCCACGCTCATCTGCCTAGACGCAAGATACTGAGTCACTCGTCTTCTCCCTTTTCCCGCCATTTGACAGGCGTTCGCTTGGTGGTGGCTGTATTGCCCCACCTGACCACAATGGCGCGCTCTACGTGGCTCGTAGGTTCCTCTGCGTTGATTCTAGGCGCACCCTTCGCAGCCAGTTTCTTGATCTTGTGCCAGATGTTCATTCTGCCCTCCCTCTAATGCGATCGGGGTGCCGAGCCGAAGCCCAGCACCCCGCCGCTCAACCTAGTCGCCTACTGATTAGGAAACGTTGGCTGACTGGTACGACTTGACGGCGCTTGCCTGAGCAAGGCCTGTCGCGCCACGGACTTCCACCTTGTAGGAGATCAGGCCGAGGTTCCACGCAAACTCGCGGGAAACTTCAACGCGGACTCCGCCAACGAGAGCCGTGTAAATCTGTCCGAGGTCACCGAACAGGATTGCGCCTGCGGTGTTGTCGGTCAGGTCAATAAGCGCTGCGCTGTAGATCGGCGCTCCGAGGAGTCGATCTGGCGCATTCGAGTCACCTGGTCGGAAGATTGGCTGTCCAGCCGTATCCACGAGACCAGTCACAACGCCGAGCGTTGTGTCGTTCATCAACCAACCAGCCTTTGGTGCGCGTCGGTACGCCTGGTTCACAGACGCCTTCAGCTTCGCAAGGTCGGTGAAGGTTGGGTTCACTGAAACGGTGCCTGAGCCAGTTGCGCCGACGTTGGCAGCAGCGGCAACAGCGGTACCAGCGAAGGCACCGTGAGCAACTGCGACTTCCGCGCCGCACTTCTCGGCGATCATCGCGCTCAGGTCAAAGGCTGCGTCTTCGGCAAGCTCTTCGGTGACCTGAATGATGGTCGCGTACTTGACTGGCGTGAGGGACAGCGCGCTGAGCGTTCCGTCCGACTCGCCGATCGTGCCAGCCTCAGCAACTGAACCAGCGGTTCCAAGCGCCGTGACGCGTGGGAACTGGATGTTGTTGCCGGTGCTTGTGCGAACGACCGTGACGATCGCTGGGTCAATGAATGGGTTGAACTGTGCCGCAACTACGTTCACGCGGTCAGCGATGGTGACTGGGTTGCCCAGGCCAGTGCTGCGCGAGACATCGCGGTACTCGAACGTCTGCGACCCGCCCAAGCGAGCAAGTGCGCGGAGTTCGTCGTTTGAGCCTTCGCTCTTCTCAACCTTTGGAGCGATCGCCGTTGCGTACTCAGCGCGAACTGCATCAGCAGCGCTGCGTGCTTCACTGGCTTCCTTCTCCGAACGAATCGCGGCCGCAACCGTTGCAGCCTCTGAAGTGAGCTTCTCAAAGCGAGCCTGTGACTCGCCCTCAAGCGCTTCGCCCTTCTCGGCAAGGTCGGTCACGATGGACTGAGCCTCGGTCAAGAGGGAAGCACGCTTCTCGTGTAGCTTCCTAACGTCTGACATTTCTGTCTCCTTGTCTTGATTTGATTTCCACAATGGTGCGGCTCACCGAGCGGGATGGTCTTGCGCGGACTCGCGTACTAGCGCGGTGGGGCGCGACCTCGTGGCTGTTAGAGCGATTCCGATTCCATCTCGGCGAGCAGCAACTTGGCGCGAGCGATGGATGCGTCCACCCCTGTGCGCTTCGGAGCCAACTTCTCCGTGACGGTCTCGATCACCTCGACGTCCTGTTCGGTCAGCGGTTGCGCCGACTTCAAGGACTCGATGGCTGAGATAAGCCGGTCGCCGTCAACGCCCATTCGGGACGCGACCTTGCGAACGGAGGTAAGACCCAGCGTCGCTGGGTATGCGGGAGTCTGTCCTGCGGAGAGGACGCTCACCTCAAAAAGATTCACTTCGCGCAACGTGCGCGTGTCCTCGTCCCACTGATCGCCATTCTTTGGGATCGTGAAGCCGAATGACATTCCCATCGCCGCAGCCTCGTGCGTCAACTTGCTGATCACGCCAGCGGCGTCTGGATCGGCTGGATCAAGGCGAGCCTCAACCTTCAAGCCGCGCTCGTCTTCGGTAAGTGCAAGACGGCCGCTTGCGGTCGTAGCGAGTGCGCGCGTCTCGTCGTGTCCAAAGAGGAAGGAGACAATCTTCTTGCCGTCAGCGACGCGGCTTAGCGTGCGTCGGAACGCGCCTGGCGCAATCACTTCGGTGAACGGCAGTCCTGACGACGGTGCGCCAAAGAGCGCCGCGTAGCCGGTAAATGTCTTCTGTCCATCCTCGCCTTCGGTGACGGTGAACTCGCCCATCGGCAGCGCGCGCGTTTCAAGTTCTTTCACGTCAAACCTCTCTTCGGTTTCAATCGGCGCGAGAACGCCGTCCGCCCATTCTAGGACGCGATCTGCGCCGTTTTCTGCTGTGGGATCAACGCCCCACAGGTACGCGGCCACCGCGCCTGGTCCTGGGAAGTCTGGGTCGTCTGAGTTGCTGTTGCGCGGTACGCCTTCCCAGTCGCCACGGTGTCGCAGAATCCACGCGCGCATCCGAGTCACCTTGTCATCCTCGACTTGTCCAGCGCGCAGCTGGCGCGCCTCTTCAACGGTCTGGTCGGTCAAGCCGTCACCGGCGTAGCCATTGCGCTCGTAGGTCAGCCCCTTCTCGGCTGCCTCTTGGATGTATTGCGGCACGTCAATCAGCACGCGCATCTCGTTGTCGTCGTCTTCGTCCACGGTCAAGCCCATCGCTTCGTCTGGCGTGTAGGCGTCAATGCCCATCCCCTCGGCCGCGTCGCGCGCCTCGGCGTCGTTGTCTACGAGGAAGGCGATCTCATCGCCGTACTCTTCCTGCAACTTGGAATACTTGTACGCCTTGAACGCTTCGTTCACGGCTGGGTTGGACTCGCCAAAGTCCTGCAGGTGGATCTCCTTGTACGGCACGAGGTTGTCCTCAAGCCATCGCTCGGTCTCAGCAAGTCGGTCAATGTTGCGAGCCGATACGACGATGACCTCAAAGCCAAAGTCGTTGGCTTGGCTCTTGAGCCAGTCAATGTATGGCTGGTTCGGATTGTCGCCTGTCGTCGTCAGCGTGCCGTCAATGTCGGTGATGATGTACGACATCAGATCTGCTCGTCTTGTCCGAGTGTGCCGATGTTCAGCGGCTTCCAGAACTCTGCGCCGCCGTCCACCGGCGAGCGATCTTCAAGTGCGCGCACTTCGTTCACGGACAGGAAGCCGTTGTTGAGTGCGGTGGAGTAGGCGTTGTATCGCTCCTGCGTCGTTGCGCGAAGCAAGCCGTCAAGCGTGAACTTCAAGAAGGTCTGCTCGGCTCCTGGCACGATGCGCTGGAACGACGCCTCAAGGCGCGCGATCATTGGTCCGAGTCCGAGGCGCAACCATTCAATGCCGATCAACTCGACCGAGGCGTAGGAGGTGTTGCCGCCTGGGTACTGGAGCAGATGGAGCGGCACGCCGTAGATGCGAGCGATGGCTTCCACGCCGTAGTGCATCGTCTCCACGAGCTGCAAGTCGCTGATCTTTGCGCCGAGTTGCAGATAATCTGCGCCGCCAGTGAGGACGGCCACGCGCCACGCCTTGTCCACGCCACCGTGTCGGCGACCGAAGCCAGTGCGGAGTGCCTCTGCCTGATCCTGCGTCAGTTCGCCTGGAACCTTGATCAGACCGCCAACGCTTGCGTTGTTCTCGTAGAACTTCGCGCTGAAGATTTGCGTCGCGCTTGCAAGTCCGAGCGTCACCTTGTGATGCTCAATCGGTGACAAGCCGCGATGGTTCTCGCCAGTGGCGAAGAGCGGGATGTGGATGATCTCTGCAGTGGTCAGCGTGATCGCGCCTTCGGTTGTCTCGATGTGATAGAGCGGCTCGCCGAACTCGCCGCTCCTGATCTCCACCTTCTGCGGATCAAGGACGCGGGTCTCAATCACATTGTCGGATGAGTCGCGCAAGCAAAGGACAAAGGCGTTGCCGTCTAGCAGCAGCGAGGTCACGACGCGATGCTTGAACTCAAACGAAGTGAAGTTCGGATTGTTTGGGATTGGGAAGTCCATCCATCGCGGACGCGGACGGTAAGGTCGGCGCGTTCCGTCAATGCGGATGTAGGTGTCCCACGGAAGTCCAGCGATTGTGTCGGCGTAGAGCTTGACTGCGGCGTAGACCGCGCCAATGCTCGTGGCATTCTCTTGGTTCACTAGCACGCCGGCTGCGCCGCTCTGTGCCTCCTGCGTGACC